AATTATTGGCCGCGAGGGGATTAAAATAGTAACAGGGAAAGCGCAAGGACCCAAGGCCGGCTCTGCCGGCGAGCTTAATTCACGCGGCGGAAAAATTAAGACCCCGGCGCCACCAATTGAGTTGATTGCCGGCAATAGCGTGGCACCAGTAACAGTCCCAGGCGGTAAATTTTTGCCAGGAGGGACGATAGAAAAGCTGCAGCCCATTCCTTTGGGGTCTAATACTCGCGACGCGCTGCAAGAATTAAGCGATATTGTGGGTGAGTTATGGAGCGCCGTTTTTAATTTTGCTCTTATTCAAAGTGGACAGAATGTAGCCTTTGGAACGAGCCCCTTTGCGTGGCAGCCTGCAGCCGTAGCGGCCGCCACACCAATACATCTTAGCTATGTTATTAATTCTCTATATCAGACGCGCGTTAATAATACATTATGGCAATTAAACTATTTAAATCCTTTGGGATACAAATATATTTGTAGTAGAAGTGTTAAGACAACTTAATTATAAGAAGACAATATAATGGCTGAATCAAAATTTTTACCTTATCAAGATAAAACGGGAACGGGCCTCCCCGATATTTGTGATGAACTTATTGAAGTTGAGGAACCCGCTTGCGAAGATTGTAAGTGTTTAACCAATCCTGCCGCGGCAGTTCCCAATTGGAGGCGCTTGTCCAATGCTGAAACAATTTTAAATGGCAAAAAGTGTTTTTATCAAGTTGTTATAGAAACCAAATACGAGAATACTTGGGGGAGTGATGAAAGTGGAAATACTTATGAGAGCGATCCGTGTAGTGCTTATGCCGTAGATAGTGCTGAATATAACGATTGCGTTTTGCTTCGGATGAGCGATATTTTTAAAGAATATCGGGAACAAGCCATTGAAACTCTTTTAATAACACATGGCAAAGATAATGGCGCCGCAAGTCAGCGCACTGTTGACGCCATTTTGGAAGAAACAGATTATCATTTATTCGCGCGCGCAAGGTCTCATTTAAAGTTATTATATTCGGTGCCCTATAGTGTGCTCTGCGGAATCCTCGATGCTGGGGAAGAAGAGGAAGAAGAAGAGGAAGAAACCACAACCACCACAACCGACACTGAAGCTACAACAACAAAAGTGGATTTGGTGAGTAATATACATGTAGCCGGCCAGGTTGAGGATCTTTCCGAGTACGGCATCGAGCCCGGGGATATGGAAGTAGTGTACACTGTTGATGAACTCAAACAGCTATTAATTCCCGTAAGAAAAGGATTACACTTGTATAATTCTTATTATACAAAAACAGCTGTTGAAGAGGGGATGGGTCTCTATTTTCTTGATGATCCGGCCGGAAAAAAGTTTGATTTAGAAATATATGGAGATATGGGCGTCTTCGGAGCCCAGTCAAGCGCTACAGGAAAATTGTTAGCGAAGATTTTTCCTACATTGTCGGCATTTGTAGCCAAAGACGGATATAAAATCCATGGGATTCGTCCGGACGGTGGTTATGGAAGCTTTATGGGGCTTTTTGGAGATCGTATTGAAGAGTTTGCGTTCCTGTTTAACAAAGACTACAAGCTAAAAAGATTAGTAATCTTTACAGAAGAGTGCGGTGAAATCCCCATTGTCTATGAAGAAGAGGCTTTGGATCTAGATGGCGCCTTAAATGGCAAAGAGCCGTGGAATGATCGTACCGCCATGGCCTATCTCGTGCAACTGGGCGCAATGGAGCGCGATCTTACGGCCCGCGAGCCAATGGGTTGGCTAGAGTTTATCAAGCTATACACTTATCCAGCTATTTATGACGAAATTAATCAAGGATATTCAAATACCGAGGCCTCTACAGATGTTCTCTGGGGTGGTGCCTCTTGTGCTGCAGAGGCCCTAGAAGATGAATTAAAACAGTTAGGCGAAGATATTTTCAGTGGAGACTTTAGCATTGTTGACGCCTTCGCTGAGAGATTTAATGAAAATTTGTGTTCTGATGATGTTGACGACGTTCTCGCTAAAGAAACTAAACTTTTTCAAATGGAAGATCCCAACGATCCAAACGCCGGCCAGCAATCAGTATCAGCCATGGCCAAGGCACAAGCATTTGAAACCATTGAACAAGATGATGCCGTCTTTGAAGATCTGTGTACAGCGATTTTGAATTTAGAGTTTGGTGGCCCCAAGGATTGGTGGAATGCATTGTCTGAAATTAAGCTATGCGGACTTACCGACGCTCAAAAAGATGCTTTAAGTTGTTTGATGGGCGAAGTTACTCTTGAAGAAGCTTTAAGTGCTATAGCTGAGAGGGCTTTATTGGCAATGAGTGTAGAAAATTTTGGTGACTTGTTCATTGGTTTGCCCGCAGATAAGCAAGCAGAATTAGATGCTCTGGTTCAGCAAAAATTTGAAAACGGAGAATTTTTTGCGCCAGGAACATCGGGCCAGGCGCTTTCCGATACGATTGCCGCCAGCGGCGATACAGCGCTAATAGATGGCGCATGGTCCGGAAGCTCCTATTTTACTGCCAATACTTATACGAAAACAAAGGTAAAGGAACATCGCGGCGGCATCACCACCACAATCTACCGAACCGGGATTGACCTCGATTCTCGGACCAAATCCATTGAAGCAGAAGAAAACCTTACTAGAAGAACATTGATACAACAGTTTGATTTTGCAGCCACCGCTGCGGAGGAAATGGACCCCAACACCGTGGTGGGCGCATATATTATAGCTTTAATGGAAGTTTACGATGACTCTCTTATGGAATTGATATCTGAATTAAATAAATTTCCCGGCACCGAACTTATTATCTCTAGCGTTGAAGCAATTGATTGCCCCACGACCCCTCTTTTAAATCCTACTGTTTTTGAGTGGATTAACGATAGAGAACTTCCCCTTTGTCGAACCACTGATCCTCTAGCGTTCCCTTGGTTTACGAACCCTGCTTCATGGATTCCGCAGGTGTTCGATATTCCGCGAGTGCTGATGGAAGCTTTAAAATATGCTCTCCAACAAGCCATTTTTTATGTTTTAACACAAATATTTGTTAAAATTTGTGAGATTTTAGGAGGAGCAGCTTGTTCAGCCCTTGGGGCAGGCGGCCAAGCTTTAGCGAGCCTCGCCGATGGGGAGAGAAGCAAAATGGTAGATGCCATCAGAGATTCTATTTGCGGCCCCGATGCTGACGCACAAACTATTGATGATACGTTGGTGGACTTGGTTGGGAGCTTGGGCGTTGGTCCATCAGTTGCGTTCGCCAATGCAGATCAAGTATTGAGCCTAATGGAGGATATTTCGAGTGCTGTAACCACAGAAGAATTGTATGGAGCACTCCTTGGAGACCCGAGTCAAGATTTTCTTAATATTACTTACACCATCTTAAAATGGGATGAGGATTATGAGCCTCTTCGGGAGGGCTTAAGAAATAAAGCTCAAATAGCTAGTCTTTTTGCGGGAGTGGGAAATTGCATGCCCGCGGGCTTCAAAGTTCAAATGAAGGCAATGTTGGAATACTTCCCAGATCCAGGCCAGAGCCCCACTCCCCTTGGAATAACTCCTCCAACCGAATCTTCGCCGCTCCTGCCGGCAAACCCATCTTTGTGTCTGACTGACGAGCAAATAGAAGCTTTTAATGATTTGAGAAGTCAGATATTAGACGGCCGAGCCTCCGACGCTCAAATCGCAAAATTTGGAGCATCTTCGGGAGAAGCTTGGGAAGGCGCCGGCCCCCCTGGCGCCGATGGGAGCGCCCCCGGATTGAATCCGCGTTCCCCAAAGGGCCCCTTTTTGAAGCCTTCCGAAGATGAAGACACTGGTGAGGATCTCAACCCGGGTTCCTCCACGGGCGGCGGCGTTCTTGATGATTTGGAAGATGTAGTGGAAATTTTGGTGAACGGCCCTTCTGCTTATATTGCCGATAATTTGCCACCTCTTCTTTCGAAGCCCGGCTGCGATGATGGCCTTCTCCCTTATGAAACCGAAGAAGCCGCGGCCGTTGCCACTTCTGCTCTTAATGGATTGTTGGAACAATTAAAGGTGGATCTTGCTTATGACATGATGGGCAACGGGCCCGGAGAAGCCAATTGGGGGATGATGAACATGATTCTCTCGGATACCATGGGCTTTCCTTATACCGCACACCAGCGCCAAGCCGCGCGCGGCGCGTGGGGCTGGGTGAATTATTATGTTAACCCGGATACAGGCGTCGACTTCGACGACGAGGAAGAGGCTGCATCCGCCGGCGCCGCTGATTCTTACCCCACTTTTAAAGATCAACGAGGGGCCTATCCTTATAAGGTTGCAGCCTGGTTAGAAGATTTTATAAACGATGGAAAAGCTTTTCCGGGTGCCTTTGAGTCTAATAATAGTTCTCTTACGAGAACATGGGATGAAACGTTTGATGAAGCCGGCCTTACCAATTTTAATGGCCATTTTGAATACCGTCAGATAACAGGCCTGGAATATAATACACAAGTAACGGCGCACCTCGATTCGGACATCCCCAGTGGTGGATATTATACTTTCATAGAGAAAACTAGGAAGAAAACTCCCGATTATACTTTAGCTTATTACGACAACATTGCAGGATTATATTATGATCAGCGGTTCGGGAACACTGTGTACGAAGACGGCGCCACCGACACCAAAACCTATTTGCAAGCAATTGCTGACCTCTCCGCTGCAGCCGAAGAAGGCGACGAGCAGAAATATGATTATATGGACGGCGAGGAACTTGACAGCTGTACCTCCTGTAATTCGACAGCAATGCTTCGGTCCACCGGCAATTTGCCCGTCGGTACTATTTTTGAGGCTGGCTGTGAGATAGACGTCTATATAGCAGATCTTATAGAAGACGATGATGGCACTGTTAGAAATCGTGCCGGAGACAATATGAGAGTTAAAATTTCAGACATGGCGGCCGCCAATCCAAACACTTGGACCAAGATTGCTGCCACTCTTCCTAAAGCGTGGGCAATAAAAGGCGGCCTGCGTGGCGGCATTTATAAGGCGGTGGTAACATCGGGCGACGGATATGGTTGGTTTGGTAAAGCCAATAATGACGAAGATAACCTTGGAAGAATTTCAAAGGATTGGAAATACGAATTTTTATCAACAGATCCCACACTTGATAACATAGATTTAAGCGCTTATCCAAAATTTCTTGCCTGTTTCGAACGACACCAAACTTATACGCCACCGGTGGTGTTGTTAGATGAACTGACCGGTCGCTTAGGCGACGATATCGGTTCCTTAAAGGATAGTTATGATGAGATCTATGGAGCCATGGTAAAAACTATTTTAGCCGAAGTGGGAGGAAACGAAGCAGCATTTTTATATGGCGCCTCTTATGACGATTTAACTTATGCGGATATAGAGTACGTGTTAGGCCAAGATGCAATAGATACTTTTTCGGGTAACAATCCTTTAATTGATGCTGATGGCGTCGATGCTACCGCTAGCACTCTTTATAGAGATGCGGAAATTTGGGATGTCGAGGATGAAGAATACCGCGGCATTAAAAACAGCGATCAAATTATGGGCACGAGCGCAATGGAAGCGGGAGGATCACAGAACAATAGGGTTGTTTATTTAGATCCGGCCATCTTTGGGGGCACTTATATGAATCCTCCCCTGTATATCAAACCTGTAGAAACCACCGGTTGGCTAGGTTTCATGGACGTCTTATTCCCAGAGATGAGTCCGTGCAAACCCTATAGAACAGATTTGATTGATTTTGGTGATGTGCAAGAGCAGGTAAATGATAATTATCCTACTATTCCTGAAGATGAGCGTTTGAAGTCAGACCCAGATTGTATAGTGGAGGTGCCTTATGCTCGTATCTTAGACCGTGCAGCATTATCTGGATTAGAGAGTGTTATTACTTCTGCTATTAGAATTTATGTAAGTTCCTTCTTTATTCGCGCGATAGCTACGTTTACTAAGTTTAGTCCTAAATTTCCGGATGTTTTTAGTAGTGTTTGCGCCTCTTTTGTTATTGAAGAAATGGAAGCAGCCTTCAAGGACGCCCAGCGCCCAGCCTGGGAATTGTTCAATCCTTTCAAAGATAATGACTTTTGGTATTCATTTTTGGAACAGTCTGTACAACTATATTCACGACGCGTCGATAGTGGAGATATTACTGATCCTCCGCAAGCGGTTATTGATGCGCTGGTCCGCCTTAATGATATGCAGGAAGAGTATCTTTATGCTAATAAAGAAGATGTAAAAGACGCTCGTGACGCTGGAGAATTCAAAAAGAGGAAATATAAAGGCAAGTATGGACTCAAAAACTATCGCCAACATCAAAACCTAAACGCGGTCGCCGAGACCGCCGAAGATGCCAAGCTGGCACTCAAAGAGTTAGTGATGGAACAATTAAATCAAATGGGAGAAAAGTTTGTAGAAAATTTGAAAATTATTGGTATGGCGCCGGATGTTTTTGATATGGATTATTATGCTCTGGAAGCTTTATCTCAAGGAAGCACACTAGACTTGGCGCACGAGATCCGCGCGACATATGTAGATTTGCCTTCCTATGATGGGAACACATTAATAAACGCTGATGATTCCGACAATCATTACACCTCTGGTGGCGAATTTGCATTACCAGACGGGAGCGAATATGTGGGGTATTATCATGTGGAGCAAGCTTTTTCTGCCATATACGATTCCGATACTTCATATAGAACCGGCGCATCTAGCGGCCGTGCTGTAGAATATGAGATCCTTACTCCGTTTGCGAGTCTTACCACAGTACCCATTGGAGACATCGAATGGGTTGGGTTCAGTGCGGATACAGACTCCATCACACAACCATTTGTTGTTGAAAAATATATTAAAGTGAATAACTCTTATAGGGATTACGACGAGGCCTTCGTAGATTTTGCGGATGATACAATTGGATATGGGTATGATTATGACGACGAGGGGAATATAATAGACACATATGCGGTCTCGGGTCCTGACTTGACTAAAAATGTATCGGATATATATCCGGGTACACTGAAATTTGTTACTGATGATACCGGAAACGTAGTAGGTTTAGAGGGAAAGCTTGGAGTGAGACATGGGCTGAGATTCTCTCTTCTTTTGGGGGGAACTCAATATACCATTACGGAAGTAGAAGTGGATTCATTAGATGTGGCACTGGAGAAGGTAGATCCTCTAAAGGAAGACAGCAAGTTATTGTTGTGCTTGGTAAATATGTTGAAAGAAGATGACAAATTTAAATTAATTACTCAGTATATTTTTGGTTTGAAGAAAACACTAGGTGTTGGCGCGATTTATAATGCTCTCACTTTCCTTCCCTCTATCGGAGAAAAAGTAGCCGGCGACAATGAAACATTCGGTGATCACTCGGTTATCGGCTACAAGAAATGGTTTAAGAAAACTTTCGAAGATAAAATTGCACCAGGGGTGAGCATACAGTTTTTTAGAGAAGCCACCGACGACGAGTCCGCGTCTGATCCTCTTTATTTCACAGATGATGAGGACACCGGGAACCCTTTCATGCGCCTTGATCCTCCGGAGATTACTGATTCGTTGGCCAACCCGGGCGCCTGGACGAGTAAGTTAGATCGTGATCCGGGAATTTTTGGAGGCCTCTTTGTGAAAGAGTGGGATTCGTGGGATCAAGAACTTCTAAGAAATTCCAGAGCCAGAGTTAAAAAGATTTTTAAGAGTTATTACAATGCGCGCGATTTTTCGCCTGGAGAATCGACGTCTGAAAGCCCCGGTGCAATTATAAGCGAAGAATTTAAAGCAAGGTTTAGGGGCCGCCCCGGCCAAAACCTTCTTCCGTGGTGGAAGCGACGACTATTGCGCACAAATCCTTTTAATGCGGACGGAGAATTGTGCGAAGAAAAGGATTAGGTGATAATTATAGTGAGGTAGAAAAATTATGGCTTCTTTAGGAGTTGCTCTTCCACTGAACTTAGACAGTCGTGATGGGTTTCAAATGCTTAAAAGTTTTAAGGCTTTGGTTAAGCAGAATTTAAAAATGATTATTTTGACTAATCCTGGCGAGCGTGTAATGGAACCGAGCTTTGGAGTGGGATTGAATCAGTTTCTTTTTGAAAATTTTGGCCACGACACCAAAGGACAAATAGAAAGTAAAATAAGAGAACAGGTGGGGATATATATGCCGGCCGTACAGATTCGGGAGATCACCTTTGCGAGTACGATGCCGGATAGTCATTATTTGGGGATTGTAATAGAATATGCGATCCCGCGGATCGGAATAAAAGATTTATTAGAATTAACTACTTAAAAAGTGAGGGTTTTTGATGGCAGACGAACAAAATAAAATAGTACCAATAGATTATACACATCGAGAATATAGTACCATTCGCGATGATTTAATGCAATTAGCGGAGCGTCTGTATCCCGATACTTTTAAAGATTGGAGCGAGGCGTCTTTTGGTGCTTTAATGGTTGACGCTGCAGCCTACATTGGAGACCAGCTTTCGTTTTATTTAGACTATAACGTAAATGAATCGTTTTTAGATACCGCTTATCAACATAGTAATATTGTTAGACATGGCCGCATTCTTGGCTATAAAACACCAGGCCCTTCTTCCACATATGGAACGGTAGCTATGTTTGTATTGGTACCTGCCTCCAGTTCTGGCTTGGGGCCCGATACAAACTATATTCCGGTGGTGAAAAGCCAAACACAATTTACATCCGACAGCGGAGTGCATTTCATTTTAACGGAGAATGTAGATTTTGCCGACAGTGCCAATCCAGTAGTTGTTGCAACCGTCGATACAACTACGGGCGCCCCAACCTATTATGCCATTAAAGCTTATGGGACGGTCGTCTCCGGCGTGGGTGCGCAAGAAAAAATAAAAATAGGAGCCTATGAAAAATTTTTAAAGGTGAAATTAGCTACTAATAATGTCGCCGAGATATCGTCAATCACAGACTCGGAAGGTAATGAATATTTTGAAGTAGAATATTTAGCTCAAGATATGGTATTTAAGGAAATAGCCAATACCAATTATAAAAGTGACAATGTTCCCTCTATTTTAAAACCAATGTTGATATCGCGTAAATTTACGCTGGAGCGAGATGGGGTTAACACATACTTGCAATTTGGAAGCGGCAAGGCGGGCGCCAGTAATGTGGTAGCAGATCCGCAAACTGTTGCTTTGAATGCATTCGGCAAGAACTATATCACTGACACCACATTTGATCCAACAAAATTAAATCAAAATGAAGATTTGGGAATTGTTCCCTCCAATACTACTCTAACGATAAATTATCGTGTAACCAGCGCTGGCAACTCTAACGTTACCACAGGAGCAATAAAAAATGTCTCCCAAGCTAATATGAACTTTACCGATATTAATAGATTAACCTCTACTACTGTGGATAGTGTTGTGAATTCATTAGAAGTGTCCAATGAAGAACCAATTATTGGCGCCGTTTCTAGCCCCACATCAACTGAAATTAAGCGCCGCATTTTTGACACCTTTCCCACTCAAAACAGAGCAGTAACCCAGGCCGATTATGAAAGCATTACATATAGAATGCCTACTGCATTTGGTTCGATAAAGAGATGCTCGGTACAGAAGGATCCGAACTCTCTTAAGAGAAATTTAAATTTGTATGTGGTCTCGGAAGATTCGGAAGGCAAGTTAATCAAAACCAATTCTACTATTAAGGATAATTTAAAAGTTTGGCTAAATCAATATAGAATGATGAATGACACAATTGATATACTTGATCCTTTCATTATAAATTTGGGAGTTAACTTTACCATTAAAGCCTCCACCGGCACAGACAAATATCTTTTATTAGACACCGCTGTAAACACATTAATAACAAAATTTACCACAGGATATTTCATCGGAGAACCAGTTTATGTTAGCGATGTTTATAGTGAATTAAAGAACGTGCCGGGTATTCTAGATGTTTTAACAGTTACTTTAAGCAACAAAAGCGGCGGTAATTATTCTGGCGCCAATCTCGACGTTAATGCCAACTTATCCCCAGAGGGGAGTTATTTGATAATTCCCAAAAACGCTATAGCTGAAATCAAATATCCCACCACAGACATCACAGGAAAGGTAGTATAATGGCGATTAAAAAATATAGAGCTGATGCCGATAACACATTAATTAACGCTTATGATCCCAACTTGGTGACCCGCGGCACAGGCGCCAACTGCGGCGCCGCAGATGTTCTGGAAACGTTCTCAATTTACGGCCGCGTTACGACGAGTTCCCAAGAACTTGCTAGAATTTTAATTAAGTTTCCCATTGACGATATTTCTACTGATAGAGATAATGGTATTATTCCGGCCAGTGGTAATGTGAGTTTCTATTTGCGTATGTATAACGCCCAACATTCTAAGACAGTCCCGCGCGACTACGCCGTGACAGTTTTAAGTGTTTCACAATCATGGCAAGAAGGGGTTGGATTGGATTTGGAGACCTATGCGGATGTGACAGTCGGTAACCCCGGATCCAATTGGATGAGTGCGTCTAATTCTGACTATTGGACTGACATTAATGATACGTTATTGGCCGGCGGCTCTTATCATACTGGCGCCGCCAATGCCGATGTTGACACAGAAATTTTCACCTTTAACCAGACTTTATCTACAGGGTTGGAAGATGTTGAATTAGATATTACTCCGATGGTAGAACAATGGATTGCGGGCACTTATTCAAATTATGGAATAGGTGTTCATCTATCTGCCAGCTATGAAGCGAAACATTCCGGTTCGGACAACACAGTGACGAGCCGAACGCCGGGCGAACCAGCTTTCGATGATGATGACACAACGCAAAGTGTTATTTATAATCCGAGCGGTTCTACCACTTCTTATTATACTAAGAGATTTTTTGGAAAAGGAACCGAATTCTTTTTCAAACGGCCCGTGCTGGAGTTGCGATGGAATTCGGCGCGCCAAGACAATCGTGGAAATTTTTATTATAGTAGTTCTTTGATGCCAGCTACCAATAATATGAATACAATTTATCTTTACAACTATATTAATGGACAGTTGACTGATATCCCGAATCTGGGAGATGATAAACGAATCTATGTGAGCATTTTTTCAGGCTCTATCGGAGGCTTTTACACCGGTGGAGACGGCGATGATGTGGCACCTTCGAACACTCCAGTGTCCGGTACCACAGGAAGTATACAGATTTTATCTGCGGATGACTCTGAGTTTGTACGTAGTGATTATCTCACTGTTGTAACAGGGGGAATTGTATCAACCGGTATTTATAGCGCATCGTTTGCTTTTACGGGATCATCCGATTTAAAAACAATTTATGATGTATGGTACACCGGCAGCAATAACACCACAAACGCGGAAGATGCCATCACTCAATTTTTTACTGGAACTATTAAACCCACAACTTTGGTAGCTGCCCAGCAGGCCTCTCGTCCAAGCTATTATATGAATGTTACCAATCTTAAGGATAAGTATCGTGCTGACGAAACGGCTCGTTTTAGTTTATATGTCAGGAATAAATATTGGGATCCCACCGTATATACTGTTTCAAACACCACTCCTCCTGCGACAGCAATTGTGAGTGCGTCTTATAAAATTTTCCGCACTATAGATGCATATGACGCAGTTCCTTACGGGACGGGTAGTGATTTACACACAGTATTATCTTATGATATATCTGGGAATTATTTTGATTTAGACATGAAACTGTTGGAGCCGGGATATAAATATGGTATTAAATTCGCTTTTTATGATAATGCTCTGAGTTCGTGGGTTGAACAGCCCGATACGTTTAAATTCCGAGTAGAAGACTATGAGTATTAAAAAACTTTTTGAATCTACCGACACTTCGCGGAACTACCTTGCTGAGACAGATCAGAAGGAAGCATTCAAAGATGCTGAGTCCGCGAAGAATGCCGCGGCCATTAGTAAGAAACAACAACGTTTCATACCACAGATAGATTATTCTAACCCGGCTAATTTTGTCAAGTACGGTTCTGCACAGATATATTACAAATCGGCAGTTAATCGAATTACCGATTATTACCCGTATGACGGTTCCGAATATGAAAAAACAGAGTTTCATAATGAATCTTTGGACATAGAAGAGTATATATTTGACAACCTTTATCCTCGCACTAACGGTTATGCATTGTTGTGTGCTGATGGATGGGGGTCGCGATCCTCTCTTGTAGCCGGATATGGACTTCCTTCCAATTTAGAATATATTGCATTTACCGGCGGTCCCCATACGATTACCTCTAGTACCACATCAGCGTTGTTTCCCGATGCCACTACTGTTACGAGAAATTATGCTAACATTTATGATGATGACATTTATACTACTGAGGGACTAGAAGCGGACTATGGAAGCGGTTCTCGGGAGTCCAATTTACAGTGTGACTTTAATAGAGGAGTCACGATAGAATTTTGGATGAAAAAGGATGCGTGGACTTACGATGCTGAAGCTGCCACATCCACTTATAAAGAAGTAATGTTTGATCTTTGGAATGGGGGCGCCCACGATGGCGCCAATGGAGATCATAATTATGGTCGCATCACATTGACTGGGGATCCATGGCAAAATCCCACAACGCCATTATTACTCACAGTGAGGAGTGGTTCAACAGGATGGAACGACCAGCCGATTTGTACTACCGCATTGGCTGCAAGCGCGATTGCTAATGGAGCCTGGCAACATTATGCAGTTACCATTAAAAATTCTGGTAGCCAGTTGGTAGCAAAGCTATATGTGAGCGGCACCTTAGAAAACACCACTGTTGGAAATTTTGGCACTCTGGGGGAACTGCCTCCGAAGACTAGTACCTCGGGGGCCTTGGAAGGAAGGCTTGGAGCGTTGATTACTACTGTTTCTGCTGGCGGTAACCCCGGCGCCGCGGGCTCCGCTAAATTAAGTGCCTCTCTAGATGAGTTCCGTTTTTGGAAAGTGGCTCGAACCGGACAAGAGATAAAAGACTATTGGTTTACGCAAGTACGAGGCGGTACTAACACCGATATTTCTAATACGACCTTAGGGGTCTATTATAAATTTAACGCCGGTATAACAGGAACCAGCAGTATAGATAACGCTGTTTTGGACTATAGTGGGAGAGTGTCGAACGGCAATTGGGTAGGCTATGATTCCTACTCGCGGTCAACTAATTCAGCTATTGTTGAGGCATCAGCATCCGCATTTGAGTTTAAAGACCCCATCATTCGGAGTAACCATCCGGATGTTATAAGTCTCTTGAGCACTTTACAGGAAAAAGGATCCAATTATGATTTCAACAACAACGCGGCCTTTAAGACCTTAGTTCCTAGTTGGGTGTTGGAGGAGGCGGAGGGCTCTCAAGCTGGCGAATTGGTGCCGACTTATCAAAATAATTTAGAAAAAATTTCACACGTTGTGGGGGCTTATTTTGATAAATTAAGATTACAAATTAAATCTTTCCCGTCACTGCGTTATATGAACTACACAAGCGCTTCTCATACACCATTTCCCTTTGCTCAACACTTGCCGCAATCTCTGGGGCTCTATATGCCGGAGTTGTTTATCGATTCGACTGTAATGGAAAGATTTATGAATCGAGATCCAAATAAATTGTTCGACGGAGATCTTAATGAAACGAAGAATCTAATTTATCAAAACATTTATAACAACCTCACACATATCTTCAAAAGCAAGGGAACAGAAAAATCAATTAGAAATGTTTTTCGGTGTTTTCATCTTGATGATAAGTTGGTTCGGTTAAATGTTTATGCCAATAATGAAGTTTTCGAGCTTAAGGACAATCTTCGACAAACTTTAATTAATAAGAAGACTCTCAATTTTAATACTGCTAGCAATGTTGGCGGAGTTGTTTACCAAGCAAAAGATCCGGCAAATGGCGAAAGTCTCGGATATATTTCCGGCAGTAACGGAGTTGGTTTATTATCTGACGCTGGAGAAACGGGAGGGAACATCGTTCAGGGTTACGAGTTCCCTTACGGTTTCACAACAGAAGCAGATATTATGTTCCCCCGTTACAACGCAAACGATACTACTTTTTATCGGGATTTTAATGAAGTATCATTGTTTGGGATGTGTTCGGCCTCTACGGATAACGGGGGCGCTCGTCCTCTTAATGATACTACATGGTATCCCAATGATGCTGTAAGTTTCCAAGTTTATGCGATTAAAAACTCTAAAGATTATAAAGACGTCTTCTTCAAGTTAACTTCTTCATTAACGCCGGATACCACAACAGATCTAGGGCCCTTCCCCGAGCTTACGAGCAGCTATTTTTATGATGTGTACGATAACACTAATTGGAATCTTTCCGTAAGATTAAAGCCAAGCAACTTTGGGCTTACCAATATGGTATCGGGAGCTATCCAAAGTGATTATAACTATGATTTGGTTTTCAGCGGCTATAACCACGAATATGGAACTATTCAAAACAGTTTCACACTTACAGCCTCTATTTCCAAAACTGCTGGTGAAAATTTCTTAAAGTCTGCGAAAAGACTTTATGTAGGCGGCCGCCGCCACAATCTTACAGGCGCAATCTCGGCATCTTGCGATGTGTTATTTAATAGCGCTAAATATTGGGCTAAATATTTAGACAATCTAAGCCTGAGAGAACACGCCTTTGATTTGGATAATTCCGGAATTTCAGGTTCTTGGCGAGATATTTCGCCGCTAGATCCTAACTTATCGCCGGCCGCCGGCAACGCTGCGTGGACAGCTGGCACCGCAGGATCGTCAGGAAGCGTTCTGAATCCAAACATGCTAGCTTTGGACTGGAGATTCAATAATGTTAGCAGTTCTGATGCCAACGGGGCCTTTTATGTAGATGATCATAGCTCTGGCTCCGCGTTACTGAGGGATAATTACGGGTGGGTTGGAAAAACCACCGGGTATCAACACGTAGGTTCTGGATCAAATTGGCCGGCCAGTAACCAGAATGTGATGGTTACACAGTCAGTTAATGCCTTTCAGTTTATTAATCCAGAATATGCAGCGTCATCTGACATGATTAAAATTCTTGACGATGATGATAAATATTTTGGAATTTTTGAAACTCCTCCCAACTATCGTTATGTTTTAGAAAAAAGCATGTACAACGCCATTTCCGAGGAGATGCTGGATTTCTTTGCTGGCGCTGTAGATTTTAATAATTTGATTGGAGAGCCAGTTAACCGGTACCGCGGCCACTACAAGAGGCTTGAAAAACTGCGGGAAATTTTCTTCCGGAGAGTGAAATCAGTTGGGGACGATGATGGGGTTGCCACAGTAGAAAGATTTTTAGATTATTATAAGTGGTTCGATGATGCAATTGCGATTATTGTCGGACAGATGATCCCCGCGTCCACAGATTTTACTCCCGATATATACAATACCATTGAAAGCCATGTGTTGGAGCGCAATAAGTATCGCAGCAAATATCCTTCCGTGAAAACTGAATATGTTGACCCCGCCGGCAGCGCGTGGGGCTCTTACGAATATGCAGCATCGCCACTCCCTGAATCGCCGCGACCAACGAATCAAGATGCAGATTATTGGAAGAATTTTGCGGACAGAACCGATGCCGAAATTACTTCCAATAACGCTACCGTAGACGCCCAACGTAATACCATTAGAGATATTGTCAGCTCGCAGCCAACTTATGCAGAAGAATTACCTACTTTTACTACTGTTGACGGAGTGCAGTATCAACGGCCCTTAAGTACTACTGGCAAAAATAGTTTTGCAAAAGTCTATGGAGAAGTTAAAAGCACAGGCAATCGTAGCGGCAGCATTATTCATGGTGGTGTGAATTTTGAAGGAAACAAGAGCTTGAATTTCACCTATAATGCTTTGCGACCTGGCGGCCCAGTTAACACGGATAACAGTGTTTTCGTTCCGCTGAATGTGTTATATGCAGACATTGATGACATGGTACCTTTGGATGAAATTACTGCCAATGTGTCGAAGGCATGGCCACAACGCAAACTTAAGAGAGTCTTTTCACGAGTGCAGCACGGTAGAGATTGGCAGAACGGGTCAGGCTATTCCAACATCAAGTCCACATTCGCTTTCCCATTCAATATTATGAGTTCCTCTGTGTGGACTGGTTACAACAATAGTGTTGTTAAAAGAGTGTCTGCGAGTTTGGAAATTGTTAATTTACATAACGATGTGTACGGACCTAACATGGAAGTTCCTATGCAGGGGGTATTCACCGATCACAATGTAGGAGGACATCAGTCACGGCATGTACCTTTGAACACAGGATCTGTATTGGATACGTATCTTACGCGCCCTGAAGCGTGGAAACTTTTGTTAGGAAAGTGCCCCAATTCGTCAGGTGCGTTAGGGATGGGATCTCCAGATTACCCGTGGCCCGAAGCTAACGAGAGTGATGTAACACCATACCCTATGACGGGCTCCCAAAAGGCGATTTATTATCGAGGATATACAGCGAAGCGTCCGGTCAATATTCGTAACATTATCGCCAAAACTGGTTCTACTACTCATTTGGGGAATTACATTCACAATTACGAAGTAGTGCAAGCCGGAAGTTCATTCGCAAACCCACGTAGGTTTATGAAGCAGCAGCCCGAATTGCCTGCGCCCGTGGTTACTTTGTCTAATCAAGTGGTGTCTGCTTCAACAAATGTTGTGAGTTTTTATCCCACATTATATCGCACGCAAGACTCTCACTTTGATTTTAATTTGACTTACGCCCCTTGGCAATTTACGGGATCTAACAATCAATCGACTATTATGTCTCGGTTTGGCGCCCCCGGCGGCCCCGACACTATGTCGCGCGGATTTTTAGATATTCGCGGCGCAGAATACTCGGTTTATAATTGTTTCTCTTATCGCAATCTCTCGGTAATTAAGCCATTCCAAGCCTCCGGATCTATTTCAGAAGCAACCGGTTCGGGTGTCCCTGGAATCCGCGTTTCGGATCAAACTGGTCGTGATTATGGATTGCGTATTTTGTTAGCACGCCATAGCGCACGATTTGGTAGAGATTCGAGATTCGAGACTGCCACTCCTGGCGCCACCTACAATCAATTGCCGAGTTTTCAGAAAGTTAATAGAAACACAATGTTGATAATTGATTCGTCGTCGTCGGGGTATGCTAGCGGAGCCCAATATGACAATGCCTTTGTCTCGCACCAGATTCCTCGTGCAGATAGGCAATATTCATGGATGAGCGCCACGTTGTTGTATACTGATGACGTTCGCCTTAACAGGTTTGCTCCAACAGCCGTAGCAACCCCGGACTGGTTATTGGGATATTTTTCTTCATCAACCGGATATATTCCGTATTTTGATTTCGTGAGCGGTACCAATATAGAAACTACGACAGGTATTTATCAACCAAACACGCGGTTAAACATCCTTACTATAGATCCCGTCACAGCTTCTGCTACTAATATTATAGGCCTCCCCACTGCATCGGATAATAGTAATTATTTTAATTCGGCCTTTATCGATGTTCTCCCGGCCGCCGACTCTGCGTTAATTACCGGGTCATCGGCCAATTACTTTAATTTGCTAATGGCTCGCCGCGGCAACAACTTTGGGTGGAATTGGAAGAAGGTTCATCAAGGACAGAATCCTATTTTTCAAAAGGAGATTTCAGGAGCCAATATTTCGTTGACGAAAGTATCGCCATCGATGGCTCTGACAAGTTACCGACTTACTCCGGTTTCTATGAAAGGGCGCCCAGTCTTTATGAATATTACGGCTCCAACCTCATCTGAGTCTGGATTAGATATTGCGGACAACGCCTTTACCATTAAAACATCAGATAGTGTGTATAGGGTGGGAACTAGTAATACTGATTTAGATAATTATTTGGAACTTCCCTTGGCGACCCTCAACACGCCTTATGATGCCCTAACGACGGTGGCGATGGATCCTCAATATACGCTTAATTGGATTTTGTATTCTCAGGGTGTTTATCCATCGGATTACAACGAGCTATATGAAACGACCTTCACTAGAACGGGTTATAGTAATAATTTTTGGAACAACAGCCGTGTAGGCACTCCCTCCAGAGCATCAATTGGCGGCACATTTAATAATTCATTTAATAGGACAGTATCTCAAAGTTGTTGGGTCTTAGACGCGCAGGAAAACTTTTTAACACGGACTAAGTTAACGTTGCCTACTCCTAGCTGGAATTCTTCTTCTGCTGCTGATGACGGTTTGATTAATTCAGGTGCCGCCGGCGAGCTTCAAAATAACTATTTCTTCTATTTTGATACAAAATTTTCT